AAACACGACCCCATCTGGACAGATGAGGAACGTTCCCGGTTCGCGGATTACTCCCAGAATCGGAATAAGACCTATAGAGCCCAAAGGCTCATAGAGGTCCTCAAAACCGTTGACGGACTTTTCCTTCAACGGTTCCTCTCATATCCAGAAGAGATCTGGAATTGGGAGAAATTCGATTTGTTTGTTATACAAGCAATATCGATACTACTCACCGACGAGTTTATCGACGGTGAGTTGACAGATTTCTCTATGGAGAATATCGTCACTCATTACGAGGACCTAAAGAGGGCTCGTAAGGCGTTCAAGCAGGTGATACACCTGGATGAACCGGACAAGGAAATGTCCAGAATGGACGACACACCTAGGTGGGTCGCCTCATTTCTCCGCCCTGTCTGGGACAGGGCCGTGAGACACGAAGGCTTCTCCAGGCTATACCTGGCAGGAACCCTGTCCCAGACGAGAGGCTCTGGGACTCCACCCCCTCTTGTTGTGCTACGCAGCAAGAGGAAGTTTCTGATGTCGGTCTCAGCACCGCCACCAGAAGTATCACCAACGCAGCGCGGACTTATATCCGCGGCGTTCGATGACGTGATCGGGGAGATCCCCGACCATGTCTTTACAGGGCTGGACACGAAAGCTCGTGTCACAGTTACCGGCTCCGCTTGCTGGGAAGCAACGCGGAGAGAGGGCGGAACCGCCCAAGCCATACTTGACCTTATGGCCAAGTATGACGAGATGCCCATACCCATAAGGGATATGGACACCGGTGAAATCATGGAGTATTCTTCTAAAGAATCCTTCACAAGTATCGGGACAGCCATATTCCATGCCTGTCTTGATGAAGTTCTCCACACGCAACCGGAGGAACTTCGAGAGGTGTCCCTGACCGTTGTCAGGGAACCCAGTAAAGCCAGGGTGGTCACTAAAGGCCACGCCTGCTTAAAGATTGTGTTAGACACAATCTCTAAGATCTGTTCCTGGCCCCTCAAGAAGGGGTTCAAGAGCTCTGAATCCGGCATGGGGAAATCCCACCACGGATGGAATCTCTTCAAAGACTTTACGTCTGAGGAGATGTACGACCTGATGTTCTCCGAGCAAAGAGAACGACGGGTCCAAGATGCGTTCAATGATCACATTGATCGCACCACGTACTGGCAGGACCTATGGTTCTGCAGCACGGACTACCAGGAGGCCACCGACCGCCTGGTACATTCCATTGCGAGGATCATATCCCGGAAATGGATGCAGAAGTGTGGTATACCACAACTCCTGCAAGGGATCGTGTTTGAAGTATGCTTCAAACCACGAAAAGTCTTTTTCACGGCCACTGGGCCGCTAAAAGATATAGGTCACCCGGGGGAGGGTGACACACGGTACGTTACGTTGTACAACGGCGTACTTATGGGGGACCCACTTACAAAAGTGATCCTCCATTTCACGAATATAATTTCGCGAAAACTCGGCGAAGGCATGGCCTCCGGCGAGATATTCCGTAGGTTTGAGAATTCCTCTCAAGCCCACGCGGTCTTCATCAGTTGCCTGATGAACGACCGAACACCGACCACCCCAACGGGGGGGATCGGGATGTAAGTAAAGGCTCCTATTGGAGCGACA